TCGAAGCACGCATGCTTCGCGTTCGCGCCGGCGAGCCGCTCCTTGCGGCTGTCGCCCTTGAACGCTTCGAACCCCCAGCCCGCGGTGTCGCGGTACTTCGCCGCGTTCTTGTGCATGACGGCGAGGAGCTTGCGCGCGCCTTCGCCCGTGGTGGTCAGCTCCTCGCGCGCTTCGAGCAGGTCGAACACCAGCGTCGAACCGTTGGGGAACCTGCCGCGGCGGTAGCCTTCGATCGCCTTCTTGTTGGCGTAGATGTGGTGGACCCCGCCGAACGAATCGTAGAGCGGATGGCCCGACTTGATGTACATGCTCTTGACGTGGGTCCACTCGCGGTAGCCGTGCGGATAGGGTAGCGGCGCAGGGTCGGCGGCGTGCGCCGTGGCGGCGCAGGCGAGCGCGGCGAGTGTGAGCGCGGCCAGATGATTTGAGAGAGACGGACGCGCGGGAAGGGGCGGGAAGAGGTCGGGCCAGGCGGGACGAAAAGGGCGCGGAAACGGGGGTTTAACGGGAGGCGCGCGCGGCGGGAAGCGGGAGGGCGCGGCGACCGGGCGTGCCACTTGGGAAGAGCGCGGCGCGGGCCGTGTGCCACTTGGTTTGAGAGCGACGGCGGACGCCGGTCAGCGCCGCCCAAGGTACCGCTTGTTTCCCGCTCGGAGTGATCGCGTAGCGACCGCCGCGCACATCGCGCGCGTCCGCGTTGACCGGCGGGGATTAGGTATCGCTGCGAGGTTACGGCCTCAAGCCTTCAATAAGCCGTCGCGCATCCTCGCGCGCGGCAACGTTGTTTCCCGGAACTTGGTCCAACGCACCTTCCAGTATCTTTGTTACGTCGGCGGGGATGAGCACCCCCGATGCTTCGAGATGCCGGATGAGGGAATTGAGAACTGCAAACGAGGCATACGCAGCGCCGACGCCGGCGGGTCCCTTTGACGCGAACAAGTCCATGACGCCTCCTTTGTGATGTCTATGTTGGATTTGACCGACCCCTATTCCTGGGCGCGCGAGCGCTCGGCCATAGCCGCGCGCGCGTCGCGGACGGCGGCGGCCGCTTCGGCATCTCGGGCGACGGCTTCCTTTGCCTCGATCTCGGTGTACGGAGTGAGGCGGCAGCCGCAGTGTTTGCAGACGCGCGCCTCCTTGAGTACCAGCTCTGCGCAGTCGGGGCATTTGACGTGCGTTTCCGGCGTCGGCGCGCCGGGCGCTGGCTTGAGCGAAGGCAGGAGCGCGACCAGGAGCACGCCGAGAAGCGGGCTGATCAACACTGAGATGAGGAACCAGCCGAAGCCGCTGCGCCCTCGCGATGAGGCGATCACGCCGACCACCGCTGCGAAAATCAACCAGAAGATGAAGAGCTCCATAAAGCCCCCTCAAAAACGCCTGCAGGCCCAGACGACGCGGCCGATGACGGCGAAGCCGTCGCGCTCCTCGAGCTGAGCGACCGGGATGGTGAACGACTCGTAGGCCTGGTTGCGGCTGAGCACCTTGAGCACGCCGCCTGGCAGGCGCTGCAGCTGCTTCACCAGGAGCGCGCCGTCCATTCTGATGACGTAGATGCCCTCGCGCCTGGCCGTCGTGTCGGTGTGGTCGATCAGCACGATGTCGCCGGCGCGGAGATCAGGCTCCATGCTGTCGCCCTCGACGAAGATGAGGCGCAGGTCGTTCGGGGCCGCACGCAGCTCCTGCCTGATCCAGTCCTCCTTGAACGCGAGCACGTCAACCACGTGCTCGTTCTCCACGATAGAGCCGCCCCCAGCCGCGGCGCGCACGTCATAGAGCGGGATGTAGACGTATCCGGAGGCTGCCGCCTGCTTGATGTGCAGTTCGGTGGCGAGCCCCTTGCTGTACGCCTTCCAGAACTCCGAGCGCCGAATCTCCGGGTGAACCGATTCACTCAGGCGCTGCGGCGGAATTCCATAGAGCAGCCAATGCGTGCTGATGTCGGCCTTCTCCGCCATCGCCGCAATGAAGTCCGCATCCGGCAGCCGCTCGCCGCGCTCGTAGCGCCCGAGGGTGTTCGCATGCACGCCGAGCTGCCGCGCGAACTCGTCCTGGGTGGCGCGACCCCTCGCCTCCCCGATCCGCTTGCCGACCTGAACGGGGTCCGCGGCGGTTCCGAGTTCGGCGCCCGAACCCGGAACCGAACTCGGAACTGGCGCAATGGGCGGTTTTTTGCCTGTTTTCCCTTTAGGCATCGTGGCTTACACCCATTCGGGTAGAAAAGAACCCGGAACCGCCCGACAGCTGAACTCGGAACCAACCCGATCGGATTTGACTTCACCCGAACGGATGTTTAATCTACTAACACGGCCGCGGCGGCGCGGCGCGACTGGCACAAGGCCGATATCAAGGCGGCGCTCGAGAAGCGCGGCTGGTCCCTCCGATCTCTTGCGCGTCACCACTCGATCTCGCACGTCACGCTCGCGGAGGCGCTGAGCGCGCGGTATCCCGCGTCCGAGCGCCGCATTGCGGCCGCGATCGGCGTTCCCCCCTCAGTCATCTGGCCGAGCCGCTATCCACACAGGCGCTCGAATCGTAGCACCCGCGACGCGGGGCGGCATGTCAAGAATTCAGGGGCGCATTGACATGGCGCGCGCGCCCGATGTCCTGTCCGGCGATCTCTTCCCGCGCGTGCCGACGCCGGCGCCGCTCGACTCTCCCGCGATGGACCTGAAGGTGCGGATCGCGCACGCGATGAGCGCGGCGATGAAGGAGTGCCCATTCGATCGCTTCGAGGTCGCGGCCCGCATGAGCCGGATTCTCGGGCGCGACGTCTCCAAGCACATGCTGGACGCCTACGCCGCGGCCAGCCGCGACACCCACATCCCGAATCTCGCGTTCTGCATCGCCTTCGACACGGCGACTGAGCGCAATGCCCTCCTCGAGCTTCACGCCGCGTTGCGCGGCTGCAGCGTGCTCGTCGGCGACGACACGGTGCGCGGCGAGATCGTGCGGATCGAGGCCCAGGAGGAGCAGCTCCGCAAGCGCAAACGAGCGCTCAAGAATTTTCTCAGCAGCAGGGGGCGCAGGTGATCAACAAGAACGAAGAACATGCATCGGCCGGCGAGCTCGCCGGCTTGCCTGGAATGCCGTCCACCGAACGCGGAGTGCGAAAGCGCGCGGCCGACCAAGAGTGGCCGTCGCGCCAGCGCGCTGGCCGCGGCGGCGGGCGCGAGTACCCGATTTCCTGCCTGCCTGCGGAGACGCAGGCGGCCCTTGCCGAGAGGGCGCTCTCGGCCGTCCCGGCGACAGGGGAGCAATCCCCCTCCTCCTGCTTGCCTGCCGCCGGGGCGCTTTTTTCTTCTACGCGGGGGACTCGGGGGGCCGAGGGCGGCTCAGCTGCGGGCGAGACTGGTGCTCGCCCGGCCTATCCCTCTGCGTCGGGTTCGAATCCCGACCCCCGCTCCGAATCCCTCGCCGAGGCGTTCGACGCGAAGCCGGACACGTTGAAGGCCGAAGCACGGCTGCGGCTTGCGATCGTGCAGGAGTATCACCGGCTGCGCGCGCTCGGGTTTGACCGCGCCGCGGTGGCCGCGGCGGTGACGCGCGAGCGCGAGATCTCCGAGGCGACGCTGTGGCGTCACCTCGGCCTGGTGAAGGGCGAGCCCGAGCACCTCTGGCTATATCTATTGGTGCCCGGTCACCACGGGCGCACGGCAACCGCCGCGATGAGCGCCGAGGCCTGGGAGTTCTTGAAGGCCGAGTACTTGGCGCCCGAGCGCCGCAGCGCCGCGGCGTGCATTGACCGGCTGCGCCGCGCGGCCCCGGGCCGCGGCTGGAAGATCCCGTCGAACCGCACGCTCCTGCGGCGGATCGAGCAGATCCCCCGCAGCGTCAGGGTGCTGGCGCGCGACGGGCGCAAGGCGGCGCTGCAGCTCTACCCAGCGCAGCAGCGCGTGCGCGCGGCGCTCGCCGCGCTCTCGATCGTCAACGCGGACGGCTACAAGCACAACGTCTGGGTGGTCGACGAGGATACCGGCGTCGTGTTCCGGCCGCACACCTGGGTGTGGCAGGACGTCTTCAGCTCGAAGGTGCTCGCCTGGCGCACCGACGAGACGGAGCACACCGGCCAGATCCAGCTAGCCTTCGGCGACGCCTGCGAACGATTCGGCATCCCGGACGCGGTGCTGGTCGACAACACCCTCGCGGCCGCGAACAAGACGATGTCCGGCGGCATCCCGCACCGCTTCCGCTTCAAGGTGCGCCCGGAGGAACCGCTCGGCGTCTTCGCGCTTTTCAACCTCGAGGTGCACTGGGCGACGCCCGGCCACGGCCAGGCGAAGCCGGTCGAGCGCGCCTTCGGCATCGGGGGACTCGGCGAGTACGTGGACAAGGCGCCGGAGTGCGCGCGCGCCTGGGCGGGCTCGAGCACGAGCGACAAGCCCGAATACGACGGCAGCAAGAAGCCGGTGCCGCTCAAGGTCTTCAAGGCAGTGCTCGAGCGCGAGGTCGCCGCCTTCAATGCGCGCCTCAGTCGCCGCAGCCCGATCGCGCGCGGGCGTTCGTTCGACGCCGTGTTCGCCGAGTCCTACGCGCGCCTGGTCGTGCGTAGGCCAAGCGAGGCGCAGCGCCGCCTGTGGCTACTCTCCACCGAGGAGGTCCCGGTGCGCCGTGACGGCACGATCGTCCTCGACGCCGGGCGCTTGGTCGGCGAGCAGCGAGCGAACCGCTACTGGGCGGCGGACCTGGTGGATCTCGCCGGCCGCAAGGTAGTCGCACGCTTCGACCCGCAGGAGCTGCACAAGGGCGTGCACGTCTACACGGCGGACGGGCGCTACCTCTGCTTCGCCGAGTGCGTGGACCCGGCCGCGTTCAACGACCAGGCGGCCGCGCGCGAGCATGCGCGCAACCGCCGGACGTTCATCAAGGCCGCGCGTGTGCAGCTCCAGGCCGAGCGGCGCATGGACGAGCTGGCGACATCGCGGCTGCTCGCCGGCGCGCAAGGCCCGGGCGGCGCGGCGCCGGCGATTAAAGCGCCGAAAGTCGTCCGGCCCGAGTTCCGCCACCCGCTCGAGCGCCCGCGCATCCACCCGCGCGCGCTCGACGCCGATGAGCAGCGCTACATGGCGCAGCTCGAGGCCGAGGGCGCCGCGCCCCTGCAGGTGAACGTGCACGAGCTGCGCTCGGACACCGACAAGCACGCCTACTGGACGACGCTCGATGCGCGCCGCGCCGCCGGCGAGACGCTCGCCGATCGCGACGAGGACTTCTGGCGGCACTGGCCTCAGAGCCCCTATTTCCTCAATCAGAAGTGGGCGGATGAGGAGTTCGAGCGGCAACTCGCTTCGAGGAGGGCGAATGCCAAACCGACCGGATGAAAAACAACGCCCGGTGGCAGCCGGGCGTCGGTAAGCGACCCATTGAAGAGCCACTTACGAGGAGCCTGAAGCATGACCAAAAACTCGCCGACCGTCAACGCCGTCTCGACGTTCGCCTCGCTCAAGAACGTCGCGCTCGCGCTCAAGGTGATGGACCACCTGGTGAACCGCGCGCCCTCCATGCCCGGCATGGGCGTGATGTACAGCCCCTCGGGCTACGGCAAGTCCACCGCGATGGCGGTGGTCGCGAACAAGCACCGCGCCGTCTACATCGAGTGCCGCAGCTACCTCACGAAGAAGTCGCTGCTCCTGATGATCCTCGACGAGATGGGCATCCGGCCCGGCAAGACGATCTACGAGATGGTCAAGCAGATCGGCGAGGAGCTGGTGCTCTCGCGGCGGCCGCTGATCATCGACGAGATGGACCACATCGTCGACCGGAACCTGGTGGAGCTCGTGCGCGACATCTACGAGGTCTCGAACGCGCCCGTCCTGATGGTGGGCGAGGAGCGCTTCCCGGCGAAGCTCAAGCGCTGGGAGCGGTTCCACAACCGGGTGCTCGACTGGTGCCCGGCCGAGCCCTGCGACCTCGAGGACGCGCGCAAGCTCGCGAAGCTCTACTCGCCCGACGTCGCGATCGCCGACGAGCTGCTCGGCCGGATCGTGGACGCGACGCGCGGCGTGACGCGGCGCGTGGTCGTCAACATCGAGAACGTGCGCCAGGAGGCGAAGAAGGCCGGCAAGCGCGCGATCGACACCGAGGCCTGGGGCAGCCGGCTTTTCTACACCGGCGAGGCGCCGGTGAGGAGGGCGGCGTGAGCGCACAGGTCAAGGACGAGCGGATCGTCTACGGCGCCACCTGCGTCTGGTGGGATTCGATCGACAAGGTCGGCCGGAAAGAGAGCGCCGACCGCGTGTTCGGCCCGCTGCCCTGCTGCCCGTTCTGCGGGGGCGTGCTGTTCGAGCTGGACAACGAGGCCCAGTGGTTCGCGCAGGTCGATGCCTACGAGGCCAAGGGCCATCCGGGCTACCGCAAGTTCATCGAGTGGCAGCGCGGGAAGTGCTTCCCAACGCACGCGGCGGCGTTCGCTGCGTACAACGCCGCGATGAGGGCGCACTGATGAGCCGCTTCGCGGACCGGCCCGCGATTACCGCGCCCGCGGTGTTCTTCGCGCTGGGCAAGTTAATGCGCAGCAGCGCGCCGCACGCCTATGTAATCACGCGCGCCAAGAATGGGGTCGTGCAGCTGTGCATCATGGATCGTCACTCGGAGGGCTTCACGGTCGCGCGCTCGAATCTCCATCCCTTGGACGCGCGCCTGCTCGCGCACCGGCTGCTCGCCGATGCCGACGAGCTGGACAGGGGAGGCCGCGGTGGCTGAGCGCCGCAAGCTCGGTGGCAAGAAGCCCGTCCACCTCGTGGCGGCGGGCGGTTTTCTCACTGCGAGGGACCGGATCTGGGCCGCCATTCGCGCCCGGCGGACACGCTTCACCCGGCCCGACATTGCTTTCGATACCAAGGCGCCCGAGCACACCGTGCGCAGCTATTTCGACCTGCTCCTTCAAGCCGGGTATCTGCGGCCGCTCGAGCACAAGCCGCGCAGCGAGCACTCGGCGCAGTTCCGCTATGCGCGCTACGAGCTGGTGCGGGACGTCGGCGCGCACGCGCCGCGGCTACGGCCGGACGGTTCCGAGGCGACGCTCGGCCGCAAGCAGGAGCAGCTGTGGCAGGCGGTAAAGATCCTGCGCGAGTTCGACGCGCGGCAGCTCACGCTCACAGTGCGCGCGGCTCAGTGCCCAGTGAGCTTCAACACCGTGAAGACCTACGTGCAGGCCCTAGCGCGCGCCGGCTACCTGGTCTGCGCGGGTCGCGGCAAGCACAACGTGGGCTGGTATCGCTTCGTCGGCTCGATGAACACCGGGCCGCGGCCGCCGGTCCTGCAGAACTCGGGCGACATCTTCGACCCGAACCTTGGCGAGGTCGTATGGCCGCGGTGAGGCCGACGCCGAACTTGGACCGTGCCCACATTGCGTGGGACCTCGGTGGCGCCAAGACGCCGGACTGGATCGTCGCGCTCGCCATCGAGTGCGACCGCAGCTCGCAGGGCAGGGTCGCCCGCAAGCTCGGGATCTCCGCGGCGGTCGTGAACCAGGTGCTCGCCCATGCTTACAAAGGGCGGCTCGATCGCGTCGAGACGCGCGTGCGTGGGGAGCTGATGCGCGAGACGGTCACCTGCCCAGTGCTCGGCGAGATCACCAAGCGCGAGTGCCTTGATCACCAGGGCGCGAAGTTCGTCGCCACCAACCCGATGCGCGTGCGGCTCTGGAAGGCGTGCAAGAGCTGCCCCAACCGCGAGGAGGCTCAATGTTCGAGCGCGTGAGGATTGTCCCGGTCTCGCAGCTCGTCGCGATCGGGGCGCGCTGGTTCGTCGTCGGCGCGTTCACGGGCGTGGCGCTCGCTTGGATCGCCCCGCTCGCCTTGGATGGCGTGCTCCTCGCGCCTCGCCCGCCGGTGGTTACGGACATCGGCAGCGAGGCGGCGGTCGTGCGCTTCCAGGCGAAGCGCGACGGCCAACTCGTCAGCTGCACCCTCACCATGCACTGGAGGACCAAGGCGTGGACGCTCACATGCTGACGCCGGCCTTCGAGCGCCCGGTCGAGGGGTCGGTCTACGCGGACGAGTACATCGAGTTCTGGGGCGGCGTGTACCTCGCCAACCCGCAGGTCCGGGCGCGGGGCGTGCTTTTCGACACGTTCCTCATGGCGCCGATGGAGATCCTGCGCGCCTGCGT